CCGAACCTCCTCCACCATGGCCTTGGCCTCGCGAGGCGGCATCTCTCCGGTGTCCACGTAGAAGGCAAAACGGGCCGGGGCCTTGGTCAGCTTGCAGACCAGGCTGTTGTCCTCCAGCATCAGGAGGCGCTTCCAGATCCACCGGGCCGAGTCCAGCAGGGAGTAGCCGTACAGCGCCCGCATCTGCTTGCCGCGCAGACGCCAGTGCGCCACCTCCCAGGGGTAGAAGAAAGTCGCCGTGCTGCCGTCACGCTTCTCGCGCAGCTTCTCCAGATCCTCCCGCGTCGCAATGTTGAAGGAGAACATGCCGGACGGATCTTGGACGAACCCGACGAGGTTGCCCTTCACGTCGATGATACGCCGCATAGTCGGCGGGGGCAGCCAGTTGAGTCCCAGAACGCCAGTCTCGTTCATCACGATCTCGGCATACAGGTTGCCGTATTTTCCAAACGTGCGAACAGCCGCCCAGATGTCCTCTTCGATACGAATGCGCCGGTGCAACAGGTCGTTGATGATGTCCCGGACAATCTTGTCCTTCGAGGTTCCCCAGATCACTCGCCCATGCACAGCGTCCGTGATCGTCGCGTCGTCGGCGTAGATGTCCAGCGCCGCGCTGATCTCCGGGTAGTCGTCCATGTTCTCGTAGTCGGCATAGCGGAGCATGAGGTCCGCATCGACCGAGAGCATCGTCGCAAGCTGTTGGTATGCCCCACCCATGCCGGAGTCTGGCGCGCTCGGCACCATGTTCGGCATAGACGATTCGCCAGAAGACCCACGGGCCAGCTCAGTGACCTTGCCCGTGGTGTCGCGGCTGAAGAACTTCTTGACGGTGTCCATCCAGCCCATGTTCAGTCATCTCCTATGAAGAAGGGCATCAGAACGTGGGCAGACTGGGCCGAGCGTGCCGCACGCACCTCATCCAAATCCACGTCCTCGGCTGGGATCATGTCGCTCACCCAGCCATGATCATGACCGACCGCTACTCTTGGTGTATCAGCATCCGCCGCCCACGGCAAGCGAGCGGCCTGTTGCCGTAGCCCCCAGACAACGCCCGCCAGAGCATCAGAAACGTCTTTGCTGCTATGTCGAGGATGATCGATTTTACCCTTCACGCGATCATATTCAAGGGATCGCAACTCTTGGAGCAGCGGCGTGTACTCATAGAACTCGATACGCTTCTCGTAGATGGCCGACTTCAACTCCTCGAACGGGTCAATGGTGCGATCCATGGAGATTAGTTCAGTATGGATGCCATGTCGCCGGATCTGCTGGTGCATCTCGACGTACTGAAAGGAGTCGCTCGAAAACCCATGAATGGGGAAACCATGTGCCTGCAACTCATACACAAGCCGCCGCAGGTCAGGCATATAGATCTGGTCTCCCGACGGCGGCCGGATGCACAGCATTGCTTCAATGACATAATATGGTGCGGTGTCCGTGTAGGCATGTCCTTCGCCATCCCGTCGCACCACCTCGACCCACCGCGAGATGCGCCCCATGACGAATCCCGTGCTGTCCCCTGAGATGGACGTGTCGATATGAATCCAACGCGGACTACTCGGCTCCTCCTTGGGAGCCCATGCCGTCTCGATGAACCCGCCCGGCAAACGCCGCTCGATCTTGCGGCACAGATAGTCCCAGTCGAATGTCGCAGGCGACCCCGAGATCCAGACCTCGCTGGAGAATGGATGCTTGCGATCCTTGGAGATGCACGCATCAATGGCATCCACCCGCTGGAAGAACGCCGAGATCGCCTGCGTCGAGACGCCCGCGATGTCGCGCAACGAGTCCTCTAGGTTCGACTCGAAGTCCTCTTTGTACTCAACTGGCACCTCAATCAGCCAGGCGTTGTTTTCTTGAAGATACTCCTGCGAGATCTCGTCGTACTCCCCGTCTTCGAGGATGCGCGAGCGCAAGCTGGACTTCGAGCACAACACGTAAAACCATTTACCACAGAAGTGGTCCTTGGGCTTAGACGTCCACGCCGTATGATCCCGCACGAATACCGTTGGGTCACGCCGTGCCTCTCGGAGTTTGCGCTCGGTGAAGCTGTCCAACGTCGCCGCCGACGACACCATGATGACCATGCCCGGGAAATCGCCACCCGCTGTCTGGAAGCGCGACTTGATCCGCCGCACCATGGATCGGTACACCTTCTCCACAATGTCGAAGTTCGCTGCCGTGAGCTGTTTGCCAAACGTCTGGTTGATCTGCTGCGCAGACCGCTTTGGCGGGAAGTTTGTTTCATCCAGGAAGGATGAAAAAATATTCGCTCCCAAAGATCGTTCTGCCCCATACGATCCAATGGTCATGCGGATGTTGTGCGGGAACAGCGTGTAGTCCGTTGAAAACCGAGGCGTGAAGTGCTGCATGAAGTACGGGCTCAACTTGATCTTGTCGTCGATGCTCGTCTTCATCACCTCCCGCGCCAGCACGAGGTTCTTGGAGATCAGCATGATCACCATCTCGGTGCCCGGCGACAGTCCAAACGTCAACTGTGGGTTCTTCAAACAGGACAGCTCGTACAGAATGCGGCAGATGGCCGCGCTGGCCAAGAAGGTTTTGCCAGCGCCGATTGATCCTGTGAGCACCACCTCTCGATATGGAGCCGAAAACAGGTCCACCAGATCTTGCTTGAGCGCCGGGTACATCGTCGCCATGGAGTCACCAAGGTAATAGGGGTCTTCGATGAACTGCTGAATAGAGACAGGCGGCCGACGGTACAGCGACTCGTTCAACTCCACGCTCAGTGCCGCCGCCGAATTCGGATCGCCCTCGTTCAGTAGCGCCTGGATCAGCGCCCGCTCCTCGGGCGTACACAGCGCGTACCCCTCAGTGAATGATCGAATGTCCTCCGAGTTGGTGCGAATGCTGCGCCGACGTCCGTTGGAGGCGGTGACGATCATCTCTTTCCCGAATCTTCTTCGGTTGGTCCTAATGCGGATTTCGGGGTGATCGACTCAGAATATTCGGCGTCTATGGCATCCGGGTATTGTTCGGAATCATCCCGCGAACCCAGGTTCGCCTCTTCCATGTCCGATTCCATGACATCCCCGCGATCTGAAATCCGTATCACACGCCTCAACAGCCCCAGCACCTTGGCCCTCGAAACCGGGTCGCCAAAGGCCCGTGCCGCGCCTTCGCCGTACTTATCCCGGATCTCGGCCAGCCGCTCCGCCGACACCGTCAGCGTGCCAAGGTCGCGAGATCCCGTGAGCCCCAGGTCCATCTTGATGTCGTGCATCCGAGAGATGTAGTCCATCAAGACCTTGGCCTGCCGGTCCACATCGGGGTTCACCTTGCCGTTGCGTCGCTCCTCACCATGGGACAGGTCGAATCTGTACAGTAACGCCTCGTAGGCTCGCTCCAGGCGGCGCAAGTCTTCCAGCCGGTCGCTGAACTCCTTCTGCGCCTTAACCACAACGTGCGGGAGCCTTGGGGCAATCAGGTCCGCGCCAACGATCTCCCTCTCTCTATAATCTCCGAGTATGCCTGCAAGAGATGCTCGCGTTACCTCAAGGTATTCACCTTCGTCTTCTTGAATGTACCTCGCGACTTCTGGACACGGATAACCGCAGCACAAGCGCTCATAGACCTCTTGATGGCAGCGTAACTTCTTGACCTTTTCGAATGGGTTCCCCCGGCTCATAAAGCACCACTAGCAGACACATTTCTATGAATGTGCATCGGAATACGGGTCATCTGTCAGCCTTTGTCATCTAGTCGATCTCTATAGGGAGATCGCTGCAACGATGTTCAGGGTATGCGCGGCAAAGTGTGTTTGTCAAGAGAAGGGTAAGCTACTGGGGTGGGGAGCACGGCCAGTTGGCGATATGGAAAGCGCGCAGGATGAGTCGGTCGAACAGAAGGGGCGGGTCAGTCATTTCGACATGGGTGACGACGGTCTGCTTCGTGATCAGGGTCTTGGCTGCGCCGCCTTCGGTCCAGCGAAGCGCGCAGATACGTTCGGCAGCCGGAGGTGGCTGTTTCAGCGCATTGAACCGTTCTCCTGCCTTTGGAAAGCCGCTCATGATGAACTCAATAAGCGCATCGTCATGGGCACCCCGAAGGATGCGGAACAGGTCGACGTCCCGGGACTGAAAGTCGATCTCCGCGTACTCCACCCTCGCCCAGATCCAGCCCGCGAAGTCATCCCGCATGATCTCGTCCCCAATGGGGGCCACCCCAAACTCCAGCGGCACCGTCACACACCAGACGCCACGCGCGATCTCCATCTCCTGGCCCTCCTTTCTGCAAGCAGTCGAAAAAAGCGGTCGGGACCGGGGGGTAAGTCCGATCCCGACCTGTCGTTCCATCCTACCAGCCGTTACATGCCGAGCGGCTCCCCACCAGACCTTCCCACTCCTGCCTTGACGTGCCCTACCCAGCCCCGTGCTGCGCCTCCATGCTCCGCCATACCTGCCTTGCCAGGCCCAACCCATTCCCACCGTGACCCACCTGGCCTCGCCTGCCCGGCCTCAACAAGCCAATCCATCCCACTCCCAACCTGCCGATCCGATCCAGGACTCACCTAGCCCCGCCAGTCCTAACCCCGCCTGCCGTTCCCGGACATGCCTCACCGTTTCTTAACGCGCCTGGCCTATCCTGCCGATCCGCTCCAGGCCCGTCCCGAACTCGACTCGCCTTGCCTATCCTGCCCGTCCGCTCCGGTCCCTGCGCAACCGTACCGTGCCGTTCCAGCCGATCCGAGCCTCGCCGCACCCTACCGTACCGAACCGCGACAAGCCGTTCCTGTCCTGCCCTTCCACACCATGCCGGACCCTACCGCGACTTGCCTCACCTCTCCTGCCTTGCCAAACCACACGTCACCAGGCCGCGCCAAGCCGATCCTCGCCGCGCCTGCCCATCCGCACCTAAACTGGCCAGGCCAGACCTTGCCCCTCCAGTCCTGCCATTCCAAACCTCTCCGCCCATGCCGAATCCATCCATGCCAAGCCTGCCACACATTGCCTCGTCCAACCGAATTATACCAAGACCAGCCGATCCCCGCCTGCCATGCCATGCCAAACCGATCCCGACCTCAACCATCCAAGCCCCGCCATTCCTGCCTTTCCGCACCACGCCGCTCCTCACCCATCCAGTCCCAGCCGTTCCTGCCATGCCATACCCCTCCCGACCCAGCCTCACCGGGACTTGCCTATCCTGCCATGCCTGGCCCAGATCGCCATCCTCCCAAGAGTAGCGATCCAAGCCCGTTGAAAGGAGGACGCGGGCCTATGCCTCGTCCTCTTCGGCGTCTTCCGCCTTCTTGCCCTTCTTTTTCTTGCTCTTCTTCTTCAGCATCTCATTCGCGGCCACGGCCTTCTGGATCTGCAACGCTTCAAGCACTGACTTTGCGTCCATCTCGCCCTTGCGCAGGTAGCCCGACGCCTTGGTCCACTTCGGCTTCTCCGGTAGATCCTCAACGTCAGCCGCCTCGAAACGCCCGTGCGTCCCATCCTTCTCCGGGCGCCACTCGAAGATGCCCACGCCGTATCCAGCCGTGTTGATCAAGTTGATAATTTGCTCTTTGGAAATTCCCAGCGCGTTGTACTCAATCACGACGTCAATCGCCCACTCTGGGTACTCCGGGCGAAAGCGGATGTCCGCCGTCTTCGCACCCTTCTGACCACCCACCCGCACAGGGTCCAAGCGCATCAAGCCC